GGCGCGTAGCGCCTGCCTGAGCAGCCATGCTCTTCCCTTTCCCACCAAACGGAGGCCGTACGCAGGTTAACGCCCAATGAAGAAGAAAAAGAAGAGGGGAAAACTTGAGTCAACCCCGTTTACTGCCCTTCCAAGTGTCACAGACGTGTGGCACGGGCAGAATGAGGCCAACTACAAGAAAGCCGCCAAGGCGAAGCTGATTTATCAGCGACGTCAACGACGGGCCCTCCGGCAGCGTCAACGACTGGCTGAGCGAGTCATGGCCGAGGTGATCCTCGCGCCGATGAACGAGCGAGAGCCAGCGCATGCTGCACCTTCTCCTGATGTACCCAAGGTCCTACGGTCAAGCACGCCGATTGAAATCGGCGATAAGGCTTGGTCCGGCGGAGTTCCTGCGTACATTTGGGCAGAGACCTATGATGGTCTGCTCGTGTCCGAACGTCATTACAAGCTTCCTAACGGTGCTTGGAGTGGCGGCGGGCCGTTTTACGCCTTTCATGGCTCGCAAGAGCATGAGGGTCGTTCTACGGCAACTTACTGGCGCATTGGCAATCGCTACAACGCCGCTGCATGCGGAGTTGCTGGCGTACGCCAGGAGCGCTGGGCCACAACCGTCCCGTATCTGCAGCCCTGGAGCCAAGTGGAAGCGGAAACCCGCGTTCACTACGCCACAGGGTATGCACGAGCGAGGCCTGACAGGCCGGAGGCCAGTGTCGGACAGTTCTTAATAGAACTTCGCGACATCCCGACTATTCCGTTTCGCCGCGGCATCCAGAAGTTTCGCAGTCTGTCTCAAAGGACAGGCGGCAATATCCGCTGGATTCCGAAGGTGCTTGTCAGAGAACTCCTTGATTTTCGGAACTTAGGTTCCGAGTATCTCAATGGAGTTTTTGGGTGGAAGCCTTTCGTCCGCGACTGTCAGAGCATGTTTAAGCTCTGGCAGAAGTTGGACCAGCGAATCGCTCAACTCGTTCGCGAGAACGGGAAAAGCATTCGCAGGAAGGCCCAAGTGAAACGCGAGAGTGACACGACACAGGAGCCACTGAAAACCTTCGGCTGGGCGTATGCAAACGTCCGAGGAGGTCCACCGAACTGGATGTTCGACGGCGGTTCCGCGTATCGCGTTACGACCAGTTGGTCCGAACGGGTCTGGTTTAGCGGATCTTTCCGCTATTACGTACCCGATATCGGATCTTCACTTTGGACTATAAGAGCTAAACAGGCTTTGTTCGGAGTCTTACCAACTCCGGAACTGCTCTGGGAGGTTCTTCCCTGGTCCTGGCTCATCGACTGGTTCTCGAACGTAGGTGACATCTATGCCAACCTATCGCCCGGGGCCGTCGACAACCTCACTGTAGATCATAGCTTCATCATGAGGCACGTGACCTACAAAAAGCAGGCTCAGGTTGACTCGTGGCACAGTGAGCTACCTTACGGTGGCTCACCGGGTCTACAGTCGGGCTGGCCTGCACACAGGGGACACTACGTCTCCACTGAAAAGTGGGAGATTAAGGCCCGTGTGGGTGGGGGTAACCCGTTTGGTCTGAATGTCCATCTGCCGGATTTGAATCCCGGCCAGTTGGCCATTCTCGCCGCTTTGGGTATTTCCCGAAGCCGTTTAACTTAGTCCCCGTTCGGAGATTCGATGTGTTCACCGATCCCCAAAGCATCACGTACGCGACAGTCGCCAAATCCTTGCCAACCATTGGCAGGAACGACCTCCAGTCCGAGTACAAGCTGAATGACTCAGGTGTGGTCTTTGACCTCATCCTGGGTCATCAGTTCAAGTCTCGGAATAGAGTCGTCGCGCGGCTCAGGCGGGATTGTTATGCGGCTGATCCGCTGGTACCGGCCCAGAATGTTCTGGCGTCGGCGACAGCGACCTTCACCGTGGACTTCCCTAACGTGGGGATGACCCTTGTCGATGCTCAGAACCTTGGTAAGGCTCTGGTCGGCTGGTTGTCCGATGCCACGCTCCTGAAGCTGTTGAACGGAGAAACTTAACATCCGTGACGCAGTTCGTCGCTCGAAAGGTGCCAAGGGGTTCACCGCAAGGCGGTGGGCACCCTGGATCTTTACCCCCATTAAAATGAGGGAAAGATGAAAAGCCTTGTAGAGCTCTGTACGGTCCTCCTGCTTGAGTGTGGGAGGAAGAGTGGTGCCCCCGTGGACCGCGACGTGAAAACGCTGCGGTCCCGTGTTGAGCACGAGGGTGATTCGTTCGTTACGATCACCCTTCCGGCGTACTGCGTAGACTTCGAAAGGAGTCTTGCAGATGGTCGGATTGCTCCTGATGCGTTCCGTTCCTTTCGGAAGGAGCGCACCGGAATTCCCTCATTTCTGAAGGGATTCCTGCGCAATGTGTTCAACGTTGATGGAAGCCTTTTTGACAAGCCTTCGACTGACTGCATCCGAGCGGTGAGGCAGATATGCCTCTTCGCGAAGAAGGTCAAGCTGCAATGCTCACCCGAAAGGGTGGAAGCCGCAGTTGAAGGCTATGCTAAATGCGACAGCGAGATTGCCTCGCCGGACCCCAAGATGAACTGGTATTATAAGCGGACTGCGGCAATTATTGCCGGAGCACTGCATAGCGAGGAGGACTTTCGGTCCTGCCTCGTGCCAGTTCACGGTCCTGGAGCAACGCAGGAGGGCATCTCTGGTAATCAGAAATGGCTCTTCCGCGTCTGGCACAGACGGCTGACCGGCGTAGGTTTTACCTACGCAAGGTACGGCCGTGCATCCTTTACAGGGGTTTTGCCCTGCGCCGTACACCGGTGTGACGGGGATGCCGTAGTCTGGCCAAATCTCGTCGAGCCTGAGGACGAGGCACCTGTGAAGGTGATCCTTGTCCCTAAGACTTTGAAGACACCTCGCGTAATCGCGGTTGAGCCAGTTGTCATGCAGTATGCACAACAGGCACTCTCCCGCTGGTTGGTGGGGCGGCTGAAGAGCTGCTGCCTCACAGCTGGTCACGTAAACTTTACGGACCAGACTGTGAACCAATCTCTCGCCTTGGAAGGTTCCTCGGGTGGTCATTTGGCTACCGTTGATCTTTCGGAGGCAAGCGACCGTGTCTCTCTGACCCACGTGACGGACATGCTAGAGTCGGTTCCGGTCTTCCGGGATTGGATTCTGGCTTGCCGTTCAACGAGGTCGCAGCTTCCCGACGGGAGAATCCTTCCGTTGAAGAAGTTTGCGTCGATGGGCTCAGCACTCTGCTTTCCGATTGAGTCTATGGTGTTTTTTATAAGCATCATAGCCTCGCGGTTGCGCAGGGCTGGCTTCTGTCCTACCGCACAGCGCGTGAGAGAATTCTCACGTGATGTGTACGTCTTCGGGGATGATTTAATCTTCCCCGCTGACGAGGCACCTGCGATCTGTGACGATCTTGAATCCTTAGGGTTCAAGGTTAACCGACGCAAGTCTTTCTGGACTGGGAAGTTCAGAGAGTCTTGCGGAGCGGACTGTTACGA